GGTACTTTTTCCACCAACGGGGATAACGATTGGTTCTTTTTTGGCGGCTCGGTTGTTAATTCCCATTTAGACAAAAGCTCTAAAGCCTTATCTAATTCATTAGAATTTTTTAACCAGCCCAATCTTGCCAAATAAGGTTCTTTGTTACTATCTTCATAACCAAATATGTGTTTTGCAGTTTCTACAGGTATTTCCACTGTAGTGCCAGGTTTAAACTCATAAAAGATTCCTGCGAATCCATCTTTGAGTTTAACATCACTATTATTAGTTACGAATATAGTTGACATTAGAAGCTCACTACATCTCCCCATACTACGATGTCTACAGTGTTAGCGTTACCGCTTGCTGTATTAACATTGACGTATAGGCATGAAGTTACATTTCCATTGATTGCGGTCGTAGTAGACGTACCAGTAATATCTTGGAATTTATTAACGGCTGACACGCTTGATAACACAGTATTAGCTGTTACCAAGTTAGCACCATCGTTTGTAGAACCAATAGATACGTTTGCTGATGCAACAGATCCTGATGGGTTTTGTACTGTAACTCTACGTACAATCACCGCACCAGAACCTAATAAAGCACCACTGTTAGTCAGACCGCCATTCAATAATGGGATAGTAATAACAGCGTTACCAGCAGTATTGAGCTGTGTTGCTGTAATTTTACCCAATCGGTAATTACTAAAACTATCCTGGGTATTTTGTGCTACTGAATCTGAATTAGCCATTTATATCTCCTTAACTTGTGTAAGTTGAAGAAACGTTTTGACCACCATTTACAGTAGCTAATGTTACAGTTGCAGAAGTTGCAACGATAGCGTTTGCACGTACGTTAACACCGTCTGAAATTAATACACCACCAGTATTGTTAGCAAGAAGCACAGACCATGTTGATGGTGTTGTGCAGCTTGTGTTTGTATTGTAAGCAGATACTGCTTCAATAGTAACGTTAGCTGTTGGGAATACTAAATATGTACCTGCAGGCACAGCAGTGTTACCTGATGATGCTACAGCTACAGTTGTTAATTGCCAATACGCACCAGGGGTGTTGGTATTAGCATTGCTTAATAATATTTTATTTAAACCTAATGACATGACTATTTCTCCTTAAATTGAAATTGAGTTATAGCCACCGACTCTAGTCATAGCTTTTGGTTTAGTGTTCACTAATTCAGCGATCATTAAAACAGCACCTACGTAGCCGATTTGCCAGTTGGGTAAAGTAGACTCAAAGCCTGTAAACACAAATGAACCTTGGTCATGGATATACAATGACAAGTAATTTGAGTTAATAAAGTATACAGTGCCTTCTGGGCAATATGGGTCTGGATAAATTGGTACACCAGCAACCATTAAAGCTCTGAACGCAGCTTGAGGACCGTTTGAATCACCATCAAAGCCATTGCCCGGAGTGATGACGTATTGTTCTTGACCAACATAGTCTTGAGCTAATAAAGTCCAAGTACCAAAGCCGCAAACACCAAATGTAGGCACTTCAGCACCGTTTTTAACAGTACCAGAAATGTATTGTAAGATGTTTTGACGTGTTGGGTTAACATTACCTGCAGCATATACTTTTGATTTCCACCATGTATATGTTGATCGGTTAATGTTACCGTATGTAGGTAAGTTTGTACCGTCATCAATTGCACCAGGAAGTCCGATGAATTGTTGTGTGTTTGTATAGTTGTTATACAAAGCAGTTGCCATTGCATCCATCATAACGTTTGTAGCATCGTTCATACGAGCTTCAATAAGAGGAATAATAGCGTAGTCTTGTTGAACAGCACCTTCCATACCTAGGAATGGAACTGGAGCAATCATTAACTTAAGGTTAAATTCAGCATTGAACGCACCTTGTTGAACTGCTGGTTGGTTAAAAGAACCGCTGTAATCAGACCATTGAGCGTTCACGAATTGAGCGCCTTGAACTGGTACAGTGACTTGTGAAACACCGCCGGATGCTTGTTGACTATTTGAAATCAATGCAGCCATTAATGGTGTTGAGTTATAAAGTTGTACAACCAACTTTGGGATAAACGCTCTACGTGTGACGTAGGTCAACTCGTTGTATTGCGAAGTACCCGAAGCTGGAAGAATACCGCCACCTATAGGCATGGTTTATCTCCAATCATAAAAGTTAACATCCCCTAAATTCCAATCGGTTTACGTGTGTTACGTAAGTCCGATAATGCTTTTGCAGCCTCATCACGTGCAGCCTGTTGAGGATTCTTATAGTATTTACCCAAATCAAATTTTGCAACTGGATTTGGATTGTATCCTGTAGGCGTTGGTGCTGCGGCTTGTTTCATCCACTGCCAATATTGTGCGGCAGTTTCGTGATCTGCAATCTTGTTTTCTAACATGACTTTTTCTACTTCCTCAATATCTGACTCATTATCAATAAGTCCTTTTTTGATTAAAGCGTCACGTTTTTCTTTGAGTTCTTCTCTAATCTCTTTCTCACGTAATTTTGCTTCTAAATCTTCTACTCGCTTTTGTGCTTGAGAAACTTTCTTTTCAGTATAGTCCTCAATCTCCAATTCAGGCATAGGAAGATCTGGTCTTAATTTTTTAGTAAGACGTAATGCGTCTTTACGTGTTTCAGGATTTTCAGCTAATTGCTTCATAAGAAGCGCTAACTCATCCCTTTGTTCTAAAGATATATTTTCTAAACTCATGTTTTTATCCCCTAATTAATTAAATAACTTTTTTAGTATCGCCAGGTTGACTCATAGACATCATGTTCTTATAGCCAGCTTTTGGAGCTGCTGATAAGCCACCGAATTGTGAGTAACGTGGTGTATTGATAACTTGACCATTTTTTTGGTTGTTATCAGTTGGTTTTCTTGGTGCAGAAGCGCCTCTTGGTTTAAAAAGTTCCATTTTACCTTTTCCTTATGTTAATGATGGGGGTTGACCGCCAGGAGTAGGAGCGCCTGGCATACCTGCTGGAGCAGGACTACCTGGCATTGCCAAACCTGGAATTGCTGGCGCTTGTTGCATCGCTTTACCTTCAGGCGTTGCGCCACCCGCTTGAGGTAAAGTTTGTAGTAATTGTAAAATTTCTGACTGTTGAAGCTCACCTGTTTTAGCTTTTTTAGGACCAATCACATCTGTCATGGTTCTAATTGCAGTAAGAATTTTACGACCTTCTTCGGATTCAGAACCGAAGGCAGGTAAAGATTGTTCTAATAAATCCATTGCCATGGATACATTTACCAATGCGCCTTCACGATTGCCCATCTTGGGTTCTGGTGTAGACATTGGTGAAGCAGCCGGCGGTGTACTGGCATCAGACATATCTGTGCCTGGTGGTGGGGATGGAGGTGCGCCTTGAGGTGTAGCCTGATCTCTTTGGCTTTTAATCATTTCCATCATTGGGTCTTGTGCCATATATTTATCCTATTGTCCATATATTCGTAGAATATACATTATGTAAAATTAAATCAAGTGGGAGGTCATATTTTGTTTCCCACCCCCCAAGGGAGGTTTAGCTTAAACAGCTAAAACGTAATTACTTACGTTTTGCGTGTCTTTTAGCTTTGCGTGCTTTACGTGCCATGTGAATGACTCCTTAAATAAAGCGGTCACCTATTTCATGGGTAAGGCAGCCATAACCCTTTCCTCTCACGAGAAACTTATTATCGTCTTGTTTTTCTTGATTTCTTGTGTGCTTTTCTTCCGTATGCCATTTTTAGCTCCATTAAGTTTAATACCCCCTATTTTGTCTACCGTAGCTTCTTGTTGATGGGCTACGATTGAATGTCTTTACACCTTGTATTCTATATTCTAATTGAGCAGGCTGCCTAGCTAATTTTGTATCCACACCTGTAGCTCTAGGTTGATCTGCTGTAGATGTTGCGACTCGTTGTGTTGCCATTATTCTGCTCCTTCTTCTTTAGGACTCTTGTGTTTAGGCGGTTGAGCTTGGGGTTGTGTTTGACCCATCTTCTCACGCTTCTTCAATTTGTCTTTAAGCAATTGTTTCATTGGAACGTCTGTTAAGTCAAGCAAATCTTCTTTATCAATTGCACCTGCCTTAAATAAGTTAAACGCTAATTGTTTTTGATCTTCTGTGAAAATCGGTGAATTACTATGAGCGTCTACTTTTACGACATAATCTTTTGTAAATTGTTCAGCAATGAATGACAAACCTTCAGTATCTGTGAAGTGTGTTGGATCATACGCTTGCATAAGTTTTAGATAAAGTGTCGCTACTTTTTCTAAACTATCTTCTACAATCAATGCTCGTTTCTTCGCACGTGAGCTACCTAGTCTAGCTAATTGTGAAGCATGACCTTGTGATCTTACACCAGATTCACCCCTGCCGGAGAGAACAGAGGTAATTCCGGAGACTTCAGCGAACATATTATCAATTTCATGTATGACTTCAAATAAGTCTCCAGGAATGTCTGGAGAAAGTTTATCTACTCTTGCATTAGGCATATCGGTTGCTAATAAACCACCTGCACGATTCAATGCAAAATTCTTTTCATCTAATATACCTGTAAATCCAGATAACGCAATAGGAGGGCTGACTTGTTTAGAAAGCAAGTCTAATATTTCTGTCATACGCATATTGCGTAATTGTTGAAGCATCATCAATTGTTGTACTTCAGATAAACCCCAGAAATAATCGTATTGTGGGTTAGGACAGACTTGAATGAAAGGACATTCACCTTTTAAGAATAAAGATGATCCTGGTCTATCGTAAATCACGACATTAGGTTCAGCCATGGTGACCACTTGATAGTCTGCAGTGTCATCGTTCCATAACCATAGTTCTCGCATTTCAATTGTTTCTTCAGCAACACGAGCTTTATAACGATTCATGCCATAAAGATCCATGTTAACGTTACCGTAAATCGTAGGATTAGTTTGTGACATCACAATTCTATTCACAGCATCTGGAATATCTGATTCTGATTCTTTGTAAACAGGGGTGACTCGTTTTACGATTTCTTCACGTTTAGGATGAGAATACAGACGGGCGTATAGCTCCGACTTCGTAACGTAATATGTCTGGATGATGGCTTCTTGCCGGTCTGTATAAGGAGTATCTTCACGCAATACACCCATTGCAGAAGGTTCAATCATGTATGGCGTAATGCCATTATTCATGACAAGTTTAATAAATGATGTGTTGTAAACTAAAGACCAATTAAGCGCTGACATAAATACTTGGTCAGCATTAGAGTTTAACCATTCGTCATTCAATGCTTCAGTTAAAGCTGGAATCTTTCTATGCTCCATGTGATTTACAGAAGCACCAATATTAATTGAGAAGCGTGTCGTTTCTGCTGAATAAAGGAATGAAGTGAGTTGATCTAAATGAGGATGAATCTTATTGAAGTACGCTGGTGGTTCTTCTGGACCTGCGCCAAATAAATAATAAGCTCTTTGTGTTGCGTAATCTGCTCGTCTTTCTTCCCTAGACACCATACATTTCTGTGCAATGTCTAGGTAAAATTCTTCTCGTGCGGCTGCTTCGGTAGGTATCTTCATGTTTTAATCTTTAAGTTATCAGGGTCTCTCATGGTTGCTCTAGGGTCAACAGTTGGTCCTTTTGTAATTCCAGCCTCATTTGGTCTAATACCTACTTGTTCACCTTTAACGGATTGTATCATTTTTCCAGTCAATAGGGATTGTAAATTCATTCCATTCATACCGCCACCCCACATCGCTGCATCACCGGGTCTTGGTTCTGGTTTCAATCCTTGTTGTTTCATTTTATTAGCTAAATGAGCCTCTGCCTCTGCATATTGCTTTTTAGTGTACTTATTCTTCCTTGACATGACCGCACCTTGGTTCTCTCCAGCACGTGTTGACTTAATGTCTGTCATTTGGAATTGGTCAGCTAGACCTTGTAAGGCTTGATCGCCCATTTTAGTTCTATCTGATTTAGTTGCCGGTGCTTGTAAAAAAACCACCATGATTTCTGCATGACAATCTTTCATTGGACACTTTGCAGACCTTGCTTCAAAGAATCCGTGTTTCTCACATTTATAATCTTTCAATACTGCCATTTTTATCCCCCTTTGAGTTGTTCATCTAATGTATTACCAGAATAATCGTATTTAGGTTTTATGCCTAAACTAATTTTAATGCCATTACTTGTTGCTTGTAAACCTAAACTTCTTGTCATCACAGGTTTAGATTCTTTCCTGTATTCCACAAATCTTGTGCGGTCTCTGTTTTGCATAATAGCGACTTCACCCATCTGCCAACTTTTATAAGCCTTACTTACCCTGCGCTGCACCATTTCAGATAAGGGTTCAGTCTGATACAAGAACACATCTTTCAAATGCGTTTCAGAGATACCAGCGAGTTCTGCAAACAAACTCATACTGATACCTCTGTCTTGGTCTTTAAGAAAAGAAAAGATTTGTCTTTTTAATTC